AACATAAGTAATATCACACAAAGCGTCCAAAACACCGATGATGTCTCCTTGTTCACACGCTTCTCTATATTCCTCAAGTTCTTCCAAGATGAAGTTGTATACAAACTTCCATTCCTTCTCTTCGGGTATTGTTGGTTCATAGTTGTTAGGTTTGTTCATTAAATCATTAAACTCTTCAACTTCATCTACAAATGGAACACTTGTGAATAATTCTAATTGTCTACTCATAACTTGATTATAATAAATATTTATATTTTATATTTGATGTCCTCCATTATTAATTTTCAAACTGTCAAAAAATTCTTTACGAGCTTGATTATTATCATCTCTAAATACACCTGAAGCTTTGGTTGTAATCATAGCGGCCCCATCATGTTTAATACCTCTACAGCTAACACAATTGTGAGTAGCTACTATAGTAGTAATTACTCCAATGTTTCCTTCACATACTTTATCTACTCCTTGATGAATAGCAGCTGTGAGTTGTTCTTGAATTGCTCCTCTACGTCCAAAATGTTCTACAATTCTATTTAATTTTGAAAGACCAATAACTCGTCCTTCAGCTCCAGCTATATATCCAATATGAACTACACCTTTAATTGTTTGATGATGATGTGAACACATTGAAGTAAGTGGAATATTACGTTCAATAATAATACCATCATATCCATCACTTGGAAATGAGGTTATATCTGTAAAACCATTATATCTACCAGCCCATAGATCATTAACATATGCTTTAGCTACTCTCATTGGAGTTTCCATTGAGTTAGGATCATTTCGCCAATCACATTTTAAAGCATCTAAAAATTTACCAAAATGTTCAGCTGCCTCTTTAATCATTGATTTTTTTTCCTCAGGGCTAAGAGGAGTTGAGGAAGACGCTCCATTAGCAAAACCAAAAGGAACACACTCAATGTCAGTATGGAATTTTCTTCTATTGTTAGTCATAACTAATTTTTAGGTAAATATAAATAAAATTTTTAAAAAAGCCAAACTTTATAGTTTATCTTTAAACAATATAAATAGTTTTTAGATTTCTATTATACCCATTATCATCATCCATACCATATCCAATATACCAAGGATCAAATACAGAGTCAGTATCTTGTTTTATAATATGATGAACTTTAGGGAAATTTAAATTATCTTCTTTATACAGAGCAACTATTGGAGTTAGGCTTTTAGGTTCTTTAACTTGTAGGAATTTTATAACAGCTCCCATAGTGTTTCCTGAATCAAGGATATCATCTACAATATAGACATGTTTTCCTTTAATTTTAGTTTCAAGGTCTTTAGTTATAACTAAATCACCTTGCTTTCGCCCAAAATAAGATTTATATCTTATAAAGTCAATTTCAATAGGAACAGTTATTTCTTTAACTAAATCACTAAAGAACATAAATCCTCCATTTAAAACACAAACAAATACTATAGGAGTAGGATCTCCTCTATGTTCATCATTTATTTTTTTAGCTAAGATTTTAATTTCAAAACTTAGATCTTTTTCACTAATTGCTTCTTGCATTTTACATTAATTCTTGAATTTTCCTTTTACCCTCAGCTAAGTATTGAAATTTACCTCCTTGTAAGACAGCCATACTGGGGTGTAGTTTAATATTCCATTTATGTCTTAAATTAGGAGCTTCATCTGATTCTACTATATAGATAAGTTTGTCAAAACTATTAGCGAAATCTAAAATTTCAGGTTCTAATTCTCTACAAGGACCACATCCTGTAGAGCGGAAAAAGACATATATTTGTTCTCCAGAAGAAAAATCTTCTTCAAAAATTTCAGGTATATAGGATTTAATCATTTCTATTTAGTTTTCCAACCATTTTTTATTTTTTCTTTAACTCTATCTGCTAAGGGAATAGGATTCCCATCCTCATCAATACGAACAAATTTAATATTAGTACTTAATACTATAGATTGTTGTCCTGTATAAACACTGTGGGCTCGGGCTTCTAAATTTAGGGTGATAGAAGTAGTTCCTATTTCAGCTACACTGCCATAAATCTTTAACATTTGACCTTCTCGAGCTGGTTTTTTAAAGATACATTTGTCTATAGCTATAGTTACCATTCTTGGAGTATCACAAACCTGGGCAGCGTAGGCTGCACCAGCGGCATCAATCCAGGCTAATAACTTACCACCAAATAAATTACCATGAAATCCTAAATCAGATTTTTTAATTGGGTGGGTTGTGATGAGTTCCATGTTGGCTAAATTTTAAAGTAAATTTATTATCATTATAGATAATATATGAATTATTTTCAATCCAATCTCCACAATTTATATAATTTTCTTTTATAATTGGAGTATGAATATGCCCACAAATTACTCCTTTACATTTTCTTTTTTCAGCTTGATATTGAAGTTGAGATTCAAAACTGGTGATAAATACCACAGCATTCTTAACAGAGTCTTTAAGCCATTTACTAAGAGATTTAGGACGTATTTTTAATTTACGTCTTATTTTATTTAAATTTCTATCAAACCAAATAGCTAATTCATAACCTACACTACCTCCTATAGCTAATAATTTAGACATTTTTACTACACCATCATAAGCATCTCCATGTACTACCCACCAATTTTTAAATTTAGCTTCATTAACTATTCTAATGTTAGCAAATTCTAAAGGAGCATAGTTACGTAAAAATTCATCATGATTGCCTGTTACATAAATTACTTCTGTTCCTTTTTTAGAATAACTAAGTATTTTACGAATTAGATTAGTATGGCTTTGAGGCCAATAGTGACGTTTTTCTAATAACCAACCATCAATAAAATCTCCTACTATAAAAAGTTGTTTAGGTTGATATTGCTTTAAGGTATTAAGGAGAGCTTCAGCGTTACATCCCTTAGAACCTAAGTGAATATCAGATATAAAAAGGGCTTCAACTTCTAATTTAGACTCCACGTTTAGTATCATAGGCAATTATGTGTTCTCTACCTGTAAAATTATATCCTTGTTCAGCGCACATCTCAATTACTTTAGGATAGATTTTAATTAATTCCTCTCTATTGTCTCCAGCAGGCATAACCCAAGTTTTATTTTTGGGTATATTCATTTTAACTCTAAAGTCTTCAATCTCTTTAAGTGTCTCCTCAGTTCCATCCCATACTGGTTTATAATGATAATTAGTATGATATTCCATCATTTTCTTGATGGCTTCACGATTGAGTCTAAGACGATTATGAGTTTCGACAAACTTTTCATCCACCACTTTACCACCGGGTGTAAGAATACCAACACGAGGGACAGAGTTATTAAACTTAGGGCTAAAGGATATGAGACCAATCGGATAATCAGTGGGAATGAAGTGCGAACCTTCCGTTTCAATCGTGATTGTAATATCCCTTTCATTTGCAAAATGGGTTAATTCATTTACTAAAGCTGAGTGCATTGTAGGAGAGCCACCTGTAAGCATCATTTCCTTGACATAAGGATATTTGTCATAAATATCTATAATGTCATTAAATGTAAATGTTCCCTTTTCAGGATGAATTGAAGTATACCAACTATCACACCACCCACCTTCACCAAACCAGCAACGGTGAGTACATCCAGTTGTACGAATAGCTATAGTAGGCATACCAGCCCTACTACCTTCACTTTGAACACATAAATAAACTTCTACTATAGGAAGCACTTTACTATAATCTTCAATTCTATTACTCGCCATAAATTGCACTATTTTTATTATGTTCCATAAACTCTACTTTAGTAACTCTAACTCTATTATCAGTTTCAGCTTTAACAAAATCATTAATCTTATTAAAGACAAACTCAGCAAATCTTTCAGCACCAACATGAGGTATAACTCGAAGTTGAATTAAACCATGATGGTCCATAGCTTTCCAACCTTCAAGATATGGGTCATCTTCAGCAATTAAGGTGGTATGATCAAACATATAATCCATCCAAGCTTTAGGATTCATTCCATCAATAGTTCCATTAGCTCGTTTCATGCCTCCAAAATCCCAAACCCAATTTCTTTCATCAAGTTCACCTTTAAACCATACTTTAAAACTTACCCCATAACCATGTAAGAATCTGCAATGAGTTCCTTCAGCTTTCCATTGACGAAACACACAACTAAATCCATCAAATACTTTTGTTGATTGAAATTTAGGCATTTTTTAAAACTTTTTTAACATGTTTAACTACATGATCCCAAGTAACAGGACCTGTCTCATCCGCATACTCAACAGGATCAGGACGACCAAGTTTCATAAATGCTTCAATACGTTCAACAGATGAAGCTGATTTATAATCACTAAACCATTTATTATTGAATGTTACTTTAATAAATGGGAGAGTAAATCCTGGTATATAAATTGGTTTGTAGCTGGTGTTGGTTCGCTTATAAACTTCATCAAATTCAATAAAGAGTTTTTTACAACACTTTTCTCCATCTTTTAAAATATCAAATTTATCCATATGGAGATAAGGTGTATAGAATTTAACCCGTTCTGCTTCCCAATTACCTTCAATAAATGCTTGATGGTCTATATCTCTAAATTCTTGCCTACAATCCGGGTAAATAGCATGGTCTCCAGCATGAATACCCATTGCTATATAAACATTAGTTTTATGTTTATTAGCGATACTTAACGCTACAGCTTGAATAATAGAGCTAAAAATCTTATTACGATTAGGAACAACTGTTTCCTTCATATTCTCTTGTTTATAGTGACCTTCAGGTACTTCATCTCCACCTTCTACAAGAGTACTATTAAGCATAGGAGCTAAACCATCAAGTTTAATAACTCCATACTTTACATTTTGTCCATTTTTATTTAAATAGTCTACTAAATCTTGAGCTCGTTCAAGTTCTACTCTATGTTTTTGACCATAGTCAAAAGACAGTGCTGTCACTTCATAGCCATTGGCGAGTAGATGAAGCAACAATGTGGAGCTGTCCATACCTCCACTTAGTGACAATACTGCTTGTTTTTTCATAAATTATTTATTTTTCTAAATGTTTCTACGTTATGTTCAATTTTTTGATATACTTGGAAATCAGTTTTATCTCCAATTACATCATCAATTTTAGTTTTAGGTTTTTCTAACAAACCCCAATCGTTATATAATATACCATCAAAAGCTGCCATAATAGGATTTGAAGTATCTATAGTTTTTATTTGTTCAATTTCTCTATACCATAAGAATTCTTGTGGTACAGAACAACCTAAAAGATGAATTTCGTCTGATCTGTTTATAGCTTTTATTTCTAACATTTTACTAATTACTAACAAACGACCTAATGCTTTACCTATATCTTTATTAGGATGAGGACACATTTCAGTATGGTAATAATCAGCTCCATATGAAAAAGCTATTTTTTCATACCCTAATAATTTATAGGTATGATAACATTTAACAGCGTCACTAAATGATTTACCTTGAACTACAGCTACTTTTTTTACTCTATCAGGAAGTTCTACATGTAACCATTCTTTAGCATTACGCATGGATTTGATAGCATCTTCCCATACATCAGGGATGATAAATTCATTAGGTTTAAGTTCATTTACCCAGTATAATAGACGATCTGTATTATATGCTTCACCTAATTCATGGAGTGAATTATCCATTATAATATACCGTCCTTTTTGTTTTGCTTCCCTAAAATATTTTTCATAATCAGGGTGTAAATCTAAAAGGTGTGGGAGACAATAATCATAGTCATTAAACCAGTTACTAGCTTCTAAATAAGCTATAGGAACTTCATGTGATACTTTCATTAACTTTTATTTTTACGAGGACGCCCTCTACGAGGTTTTATAGTTTCAGGTATATTATATTTACGAAATTTTTGTTCACAATAAATATAAAAATCTTTTACCTCACCATCAAACTCTATTACATCTTTATCAAAATCTTCTTTAGTCATACGAAATGTCTTGACAAAATCTTTTTTTAATTGAGTGAGATTTTCATTTTCATATTTTTCATGATCTTCACGTAAGCGTCTACGACGTTGAAAATCCATTACACTTTCTTCACAAAAACGTTCATGATCACCAGGGTATTTTAATCTTTTTTGTTCAATTTCCCATTCACAATATTGAATCTGCCAAAAATAAGGGCTAAAATTATAGTCACCATTATTAATTTTATCTAATAAGAGTGAGTCTTTATGAAGTGGTTTATTTTTAGCGGACCACCTTCTCCACCAAAGAAATTGATTGTATTTAAGTTTTTGAAGTTTAGATAAATTCTTTTCAATAACTTTAATAGGATGCATTTTCTTGTTAAGATAAGATAAGGCTTGGCGAAAGCCAAGCCTAAATCTTTTTAAATTATGTGAAATTAAAACTTTTTAATTTTCAGGGTTGATATTTTTATGTTGGTCTATTTTATTTAGAATAGTTTTTAAAACATCATTAGATATTAAATCTAACATTGAGGCATTCTTTAAAATGCTAATTAACTGGAATATTATAAATGGTATAATGACAGTTTCGCTTAACCATCCTGCTCCTATGTAAGCACTTTCTATACTTAAA